CCGCAAAGGACCGAATCAAGGCCGATTGTCGTGGAGGCAAAACCGAAGGAGGAAACTAGGGAGGAGAAAATCGAGAAGATGGACGAAATCCCCTTTTAGTCATGGCCGTAATAAGAACAAAGCAGATGCGGGACAGGATGGACGAGTTCCTCCGGAAGCGCGGACAGTCGCCGCAAAGTTTCCGAGACTCGGTCAATGCCGACGCCCGCCAGGGGCAACGGATCAGGGGCATGAAGCGGAAACCGTCGATCGAACACATCGCCCAGCAGATCGAGCGAGAGAGTCGCGGTGAGTATTAAATGTATATTCCGAAATCCATCCGAGTCGCAGGAGTTCCCGTGAAAATTCTCCGGGAGGATCTCAGCGACGACGACAACTTCGGATACTATAGCCACGAGCGACGGGTTATTGTTATCGACAAGAGCCTTAGTCCCTCGGTTACGCGCTCGACGATCAGGCATGAAATGATCCACGCGGCGCTTGCCTTCTCCGGTCTCTCGTCGCTGGAGAATTACGAGGAGGAGGCGATCGTTCGATGTATGGACGAGATCTTTTTTCCCGCCTGGGAGAGCTTCCTTCGCCGATTCAAGGCCCGAGGGAAACCTAGAAACCTGAACCGGACGAATGGATCCACTCTTTAAGCTCTCGAAACGCGGCAAGGTTCCGCTGATTACCTGGCCTGACCCGGTAGGGGAGGGAGGGACTCGACGCGCTCTCGTCCAGTTTTGCGAGCATTTCGACTCCGCCCGCTCCGATGTCGATATGATCGCCCGCCATATGCAGCAAGCGGTCGACGAAGGCGCTCCGATCCTGAAGATGGGGGATACTTTTGACGCTTGCGGGGGGAGATACGACCCGAGGCGAACTCCCGAAGGCGTCCGGCAAGAGTTCGTCGGCCCGGACTACCTGGACCGACTGGTGAACGGATACGCGACCTTTGCCGCGCCATACGCCCGGAATATCGCCCTGATGGGGCGGGGGAATCACGAACTGTCCATAATGAAGCACTGCGATACTGACCTGATCTCTCGGACTGCCGAGAGGCTCCGCCAGGAAGGGTCGCCAGTAATCACGACGGGGATCGGAACTTGGCTAATTTGCCGGATGTATGTCACATCGACGACGAAGGTCTCGATCCCAATCTGGCTTTTCCACGATAACGCAAAGGTCGGAGGGGCCGCGAAGGGAGTCGCCGGGGCATTACGGAGGGGAGCAGTTCTTCCCGAGGCCGCGGTCGTAATCACGGGGGGAGGTCATAACGAATGGCAGACGACGGTCGCCAGGGAGAGACTAAACGAGAGGACTGGGCGCATTTACCGCGACGAGCAGATTCATTTTTCGACCTCCACCTATCGCCACGACTGGTCGCCGGAGGGGCCGAAACCGTCCTGGCATTCGCAGGAGGGGAGGGATCCTCGACCGATTGGGGGATCTTGGCTCGAGCTTTCGATTAACAAACTCCTCCCCGGCGAGGTTGTGAAGGATCCGTCGTCGGGTAAAGCGCGGCGTCTCCCGATGTGGAAGATTTGCGCGAACGTAACTAGGGCGAAATGAATGAGTTGGCTTTATTCGCGGGCGTTGGTGGAGGAATTCTCGGAGGACATCTCCTTGGATGGCGAACCGTGTGCGCTGTGGAATGGGACGCCTACGCGGCCTCCGTCCTGGTGCAACGACAGAACGATGGTTGCTTGCCGCCTTTCCCGATCTGGGACGACGTTCAAACTTTTGACGGACGACCATGGCGAGGCCGTGTTGATGTCGTATCTGGAGGCTTTCCCTGCCAGGACATCAGCTGCGCCGGTAAGGGAGCAGGAATCGACGGAGAACGATCCGGTATGTGGGGACACATGGCGAGAATTGTTGGTGAAGTACGACCCCGATTCGTCTTCGTGGAAAACAGCCCAATGCTTGTGGGAAGAGGACTTGCCAGAGTCCTCGCTGACCTTACCTCGCTGGGGTATGACAGTCGGTGGGCAGTGCTGGGAGCGCATCACGTTGCCGCCCCTCACAAGCGGGACCGAATCTGGATCGTGGCCGACTCCCAGCGCACGGGACTGGAAGGACAGTCCCGGAATGAGCAAAGAGGGAGTAAACCCGGACGGAAGTGTAAGGAGGCGGGACGATCAGTTGGCTCGCAAAGTGTATGCGGCGGAAAACACTCAGACTGGTGGGATGTTGAACCCGGACTGGGTCGAGTGGTTGATGGGATGGCCCATCGGGTGGACCGCCTTAAATGCATCGGGAATGGACAAGTCCCTCAGTGTGCGGCTTTAGCGTGGAAGATTTTAAGACCAAACGAATGACCGTAACACTCGAACCGGACGAACTCTTAATCTGCGAGCAACTCGGCAGACTCCGGTCGCTTGTTGCCCGAAGCGCCGGAGTGGCAGACGCAAAGATCGGAAAGCAGGACGGAAGCGAGGCCGATGTGATGGGGATCAAGGCGGAATACGCTTTCGCGAAGAGGTTTAACACGTTTCCCGACTTGGGCCTGGTTCCCCGGAGTGGGAGTCCTGACGGGATCTTGAAGGGTTACGCTTATGACATAAAGTCGACGGCTCACCAGATGGGGCGACTGCTCGCCTCTCGCAAAGTGAATCCCGATGTCGAGATCTATGTTCTCTGCATCGTCGAAAGGCACCAGGTCGAGATCAAGGGGTATGCCACAAAGGACGAACTGATCCTCGGGCGGAACCTTCGCGACCTCGGGCATGGCGAGGGGTATTGCCTGGAGCAAGACGCGCTCCACAAGTTTCGCGAAATCCAACCGATCGAAAGGAATTTCGACTAATGGACATTGATGAATCAGTTTTGTGCGAAGGGGCAGTCGTGCTGACGGGCATGGATAGTGCGATTCTCGGACATACGGACGACGGACTTCTCGTTTATGGGCATCAGGGCCTTTTAACTTCGCTTAAAACAAGCGGAATGCGCGAAGAAGAAGCGCAAGAGTGGATCGAATATAACGTCCTTCCCCTTCAGGGGCAGGGAAAGGGATTTGTTTTTTGTTATGATATACCGTGAATTTTTACAGGGACTCCAGCTCCGGCATTTCAGTCCTTCCGAGCTGTTAAAACAGGGAGAACGCAAGCGGGGAGACGTTACAAACTCCCTTCCGCCTCCTGAACTATTCCCTCGAATCGTCCCGACCCTGTGGGTCGCCGATATGCTGCGAGAGCGCCTCGGGTATCCGCTCACCATCACAAGCGCGTATCGAAGCGAAGCCTATAATCAAGCAGTGTCCGGCGCACCTAGGTCAAGTCATCTGAGGAACGAGGCGCTCGACATCATTCCCCGGGGCAACGTCGACGAGCTATGGCTTGCGGCGATGGAGTTACGCAACGGGGGAGCATTTAAGGGAGGGATCGGGCGTTATCATGCGTTTGTTCATATCGACACGCGGGGAGTCAATCGGTCCTGGGGGGTAGGGGTATGATCGTCATGCCGTCGAATAACACGGGATTCGAGGCCGGACTACTGGCGGGGAAATACCCCGGGCGCATCGCTCACCTTCACTCGGTGGAAGCGATGCGGGAACCTAAACCGGGAGTTCCTTGGGCTTTAGACAACGGAGTTTTCGGAGCGTGGCAAGCGGGCAAAGAATGGAACGAAGAACCATTATACCGCTACCTCGACAGCTATGCCGCATGGGGACCGATGTGGGTTGTTGTCCCGGATTGGGTCGGAGATCGCGACGAGACGCTTAGGAGATGGGAAAGACACGCCCCGGCCTTGCAAGCGTTCGGCGTAAACCTTGCTTTTGCCGCGCAAGACGGAATGAACCCAAGTGACGTCCCCTCGGAAGCGTCGGTCGTATTCATGGGGGGGACGACCTCGTGGAAATGGAGAAACCTTCGCTTATTTGCTGAAGCTTTTCCGCGATTGCACGTCGGCAGAGTGAACACCAGGAGATTACTGGAGCAGGCCGAGGCGGCAGGGGCGGAGTCTTGCGACGGGACCGGCTGGTTTCGAGACCCTAAGCGAACCGAGGAACTGGAAAATTATTTAGAGAAAAACAGAGAGGAGCAGTCATGCATGGCGTTTTAACCGTAGGAAAAGAGTTTAGATTTGAGGCCGCGCATTCTCTGCCGCATCTGCCCGAGGGGCATAAGTGTCGAAACCTCCACGGGCATTCGTATCGATTCCGAGTCGACGTCGACGGTCCGGTGGACGACCGCGGATTTGTTGTCGATTACGCAGAGATAAGCGCCGTGGTGGATCCAATCGTCGCAAGCCTGGATCATCAGAACCTGAACGAAATCTTTGCCGAGCCGACAACGGCAGAAAACATATCAATCTGGTTACTAAACGAAGTGGAATCCAAGCTTGGGGTTTGCAGTCGCGTTACCTTGTGGGAAACCCCGACAAGCGTCGTTATTTATGAGAATCCGAACAAGTAAGTCGAAGCTAGCGCCCGCCAGGGAGGCCGTGCCGCCCCTATTTTTTAGGGAGCTGCGGGAACCCTACGCGGCGAAAAGAGCATCGAAGGTCCGCGTCAC